TCTGCTTCCTGTACTGTCCCTGCAAAAAGCCCTGCATAATCTCTAGCTGCGGTTGCATCTGACCAATCTCTAGCGGGCATACGTAAAAGTCTATACAAAGCACCAAATATAATCCCGTCTCTATAGTCATCTGCTATTTGAGTAGAAATATTGTTAGATGTACGAGAAGGTTTTAATGAAACATTTAAAATAACTGCATTAGATTTAGTTGTATCTGGTACAGGAACTAGCCAAAATAAATCAGGTGTTTGCTGTATAAAATGTTTTGGGGTACCTGTGTTGTCTCTCCATTTTGGGTTTTGAGACTCTAGACCTCTAGGGCTAATAGCCTCTAAATCTCCCCCATCATGTATAGCCCAAATTATTTTATCTACTTTGGTGCCAACGGGCTGACCAAACTCATACTCGTAAATTCCAGCTACAGTACTTATAGGGTCTAATTCTTTTGTATAAACTGCTGCTTTTTCACAAAGCTCAATTGAAGAGGAACGCAACGCATTTTCTACTACTGTATCTGGACACCCAGGTACGTAGGGTAATACGTCTTTCATAAATGATTCAAAACTAGCCATTATTTATCCCTGTACTGGTAAAGATGGAGGGGGGGCTAAAGAAGCGCCGATTTTATCCTGATTCGGGCTTACATTAAATTGAACTTGTCCTCCTGCCATAAGACTTCCCGCAAACAACTGGTAGTGTGTCTGGGCACGTTGTTGGTTAGCTGCGTATTCAGCATCTTTTAAATAACACCTGAATAAAGTGTAATCAATCAACGCATTTGCAAAAATATCATCTATATATATCGTAGCACTCGTATTAGCTAAATTGGTTGGTGAAGCTGAGTAAACAAGTTCTAAATACATACTTGTACCAGAAGACCCAGGATAAACGTAGAAACTACGCGGGTTATCTTCATCAAATATGTAATGTTTAGCTGTGGTTCCATGCGCTGCGTCTCCAGAAACTGAGGGGTTATGCCAATCCGGTTCCTGGGTATTTAGAATGTCTACATCAACAAGTCTTATTGCTCTTCTACCAAGAGCACCGCCGCCATCCGAAGACATGTTACGAGTTACCCGAATAAGCCTAAGCCCACCAGAAGGTAAGGACTGTTTAGTACCAGCTACACAAGCTATATTAACGGTAGCCGCAGTAGACTCTGGTCTAAGATTACAAACCTCCCTTTGTGCATCATTAATATATCGCAACAATTCTGCCTCAGGCCAACGAATACTCGTTGTGTCCTGAAGTATATCTTGTATACGAGATATTAAGTTAGCTCCTGTTAATGTACCCGCCATAATTATTCCTCTTCTTTATTTACTATCATTTCTGCCCAAAGTTCATCTCTTTCGTCTGAGCTTATTTGTTCACCAAAAACATTTTTTATAGCGGACTGTTTAGGTAAACCGTCTGCTGTAAAATCTTTAGGTGAACTTTCATCTAAAATTTGTTGCATTGCTGCTTTTAATTTTTCTTCTCTATCCCCACCATCATTAAGATCAACCACAATAGAGGTTTCTATTATTTCAGCCTCTTCAACAACTTCTTCTTCTCTTGCTATAAGAGAAGGGTTGTTTGATTTTGGTCCATCTTCAATTCTTCTAGCGCCTTATTGTAAAGCTAAAAGGCCCATGTCATCCCCCACTTCTATTACTTGACCTGCATATAACCTAATAGATGAGCCCCAAGTTGATGATATATACATATCTTCGTCTGCTATTATTTTCATAATTACTCCTAAATTAAAAAAGAAGGAAGAGCCACCATAAAGATGGCTCCCACTTCAACTAAGATTGAGTTACACGTATGCAACATCAAGTCTAATTACACCAAAGTCTTCGACCGCACTGTTGTGGTCACTTTGATATTTTGGTTTCCTAAGGCCAAAAATCTTGCCTACAGAAATACCATTTTGGTTTCCATAGTCAAAATTATCTTCAACCATTTCTGGTAGTCCGATATCAGCCATGGCAAGAGCTTGCGCTCCACAGAATAATAAAGCAGCACCATTGACGTCAGCGTCAGCGCCCCACTTGTATCCAGCAGATCCAGCATTTCCTGATGCACCAGAGGTAGCACCAGCCGTATCAAATACGTGTCTGAATTCGTGGATCATTATTCCATCAACCATTAAGCTAGAAGAACCAGCAAACAAAGTGTTACTTGGTCCTCTTACTCCAGCATTCCTAACGTTAGCTAAGAAATCAGAGTCTAGTTTAAGGTCAGCCATTACTTGTGGAGTTACGAAAAGGTGGAATACCTCATCATTACCTGAGCCTCTGATACCACGGATGTAGTTATCTTTAGCGTAGGCTTTTAAATCCACGATTGCATTATAAGAAAGTTTATCAGCAGCTACTGTAGCTGTGACATCTCCAGCAACCAAACCATTAGTCGCATCCCATCTTCTATGTCTATTAGAAGTTGGAGCTGAAACATCGCTACCAAAAGCGAGGTCTCCTAAGTTTTGACCTGAAGTATAAACGGGTCTTAATGCTCCATTGTTTTTTTGCGTGTACGAAACACCAGAAAGCGTTAAAAACGCTAATTGGTCTATTCTATCAGCTATTGCGTAAGCAAGAGCATCTCTAGAATGTTCACGGAAATTAACAACGGATTTTTGATCAGCTAGTCTACCGGCAAGCCTGTTGGCGAACCTAAGTTGATCTAGTTGAACGGTTATGTCGTATGCACGTAATGATTCTTCATTACCTTCTAGAGTGTTATCCCCAGTTATACCATCACCTGTCATATCGGCTAAAAGCGTTAATACGGCTCTAGCTCCTTTTTCAGATTTGGTAAGTTCACTTATTCTTTGGACCATTGCATTAGATCCAGAACCAGCGAATTGGTTAATAAAAGACATATTACGAGCAACGCGCCAGAAATCACGTGACCAAGCCGTTAATTGTTCGGAGGTCAGTGACGCAAAATTAGTATTAGCCATTATAGCTTCTCCTATATTATGTTATTAAACGTTACTATTACCTGCCAATTTATTGGGGTGACAAAATTAACCCGTATACCCCGTTTCGTAGGGAGACGACTTCGTACTTTTTACGAGAACGACCTCGAACCGTTTAACGTCTTGATAGACGAAACACGTTGTTTAACCTGAAACGATCAGGGCCAGATATCGTACTGACTTAACGAATACTTATATGATATAACAGTGTTTATCCAAAGTCACCACGTAATCTACGTAAAGTTTCTTCTGGTAAAGCATTAAACTCATCTTCCGATAAAGAGTTTACATCAAGTGTTCCTTCTCCTCTCTCTGCATTGCCTTGCCCTTTTAGTTCGGGGGGTTGTGATTGAGAGGCATCTATTTTTTTCTTAACTGAAGCAACCTTCTTTTTTTGTATAGTTTCTACGTTTTGTTTTGGTGCTTCTTGTACTACTGTAGTGGGTTCAATATTTCCAACTACATATTTTGTAGCTTTAGTTAAAGCATCAGCAGCTTGGTACCCTTGAACTATAAAAGCATCGCGAAGTTCTATAACTTCAGATGCTGTAGCTTCATTGAATTCTTGACTATTTTCGTCAAGAATAGGATGTTGCTCTTGTAACACTTGCGCTGTAGCTTGTAATTGAACAGCTTCTTGGTTTAATTGAACTGTTTGACCCATTTGTTGTTGCATTTCAAACATCATTGTTTCTTTTTCGGCTTGTCGTATTTCTTGTCTTAACAAAGTAGCTTTTTCTGGTTCCATATCTAAAACTAATTGTTGATACTCTAGTTCTTTAGTATCAAAATCATACACAGGGGCTTCTGCTTGTATTTCAGCTTGCGCTTGCGCCTGTTCATTTAGTTGTTTTTGTAAAGCTTTTTGTTTTGCAAGAACTTCATCTAACCTAGCTTTAGGCACCATGGGTGATTTTTGTTTTTCTTCTACAGGTTCTTCTGCAGGTTCTTCTGGTAGTTCTGAAGTATCTCCATCATCATTTTCTGTTGTAGGTTCCTCGTCTGCTTCTTCTGCAACAAGCTCTCCTTCCTCTTCTGTAACAACTTCCTCTTCTGTCTCTGTACTTTCTTCTGCTGTTTCTTCAACCTCATCAGTCTCTTCTGTGTCTTCATTTGTTTCCTCTTCCACGGGATTACCCTGATTGTCCAAACCAAAACTTAAATCTTCACCAAACGTAGAAGCTTCTTCTTCACTTACTTTGTCTGCCCCAGGCATACCTTCATAAGTAACATCAAAACCTTCTTCTGTTTTCACTTTTGCTTTCGCCATATCTAACTCCTATAGTTATTTACTAGTTATTACTGTCGCAGCCATTTTAGCTGCTGCTTGAGTGTCCGACTGGCTTATCCTCATCTGATTAGTGTCAGATGATAAAGCTCTACGTAACTCGAGTTCTTCTCTTTTCATTTGAAGTTGCGCTTGTAATTTAGCAACTTGTATTTGTGGGTCTATTTCCATAAGGTCTTGTGCTTTAGCTGAATTAAGTTGTGCTTCTGATTGTGTTTTACCTACTTCGGCCTCTAATTGAGCTAATTGTAATTCTATTTGTTTAATTTGTGCTTCTGCTTGGAACTGCATAATTTTTGCCTCTTCTTCAGTTGGTGGTTCTTGACCTGTTTGAACTCTAATGCGTCTTGCTAATTCATTTTTTCTTTGTAAATTAGAGTACTCTATAATGACATCATCTGGAATCGGTACACCCATTTGTTTTAGTTCAAGTGCTTGTGCAAATTGTATATCATCAAAATTATCTCTAGCTGGTGCTGTACCTACTATCACGTCATATTCACCTATTGTAAGATCATTAATTACTATACCCTCTGGGGTCATTTCATTTACTACCATGGGCTCGCGTGGTTTCATTGGGTCTTCTTCATTTGTAACTTGTATAACCCTTTGCTCTGTATAAAAACGCTGGATAAGCCCTAACATATTTTCAGCTAGATATTGCCTAGTTTTAGTTAAATTATCTAAAGGTACTTGTATCATTAAAGCGCCCCGTTCTTGTTTAGCTCTTATAGCTACTCCAGAAACTTCGGCGCTATCTGTTCCTAACATAGAGTCACCTATACCACTTATTTCTTTAACATTAAATGCTGCTTTTTGCGCTATACGGTCTAGGCCTGTGGGTATTGTGTTGTGTGGAATTTTTGCAGGGGGTTGAGAACCACGGTTATATTCTAGTACTAATCCAGTTTGTGCTCCATGTTCTTCTAAATCATCAGCGGTCATTCCTACTAATGACCCAGACTCTACCATCCAACCACTATTGGCTGTTGTATTTACAATGTGCAGTTCTTGGGAAGATATCTTATTAAGTTGTTCTTGTGGGGACAATAAATTACGAACCATCCCAAAAGGTTTGCCTCTTCGCCAATATGGGAAATAAGGAACAATTGTAAAATCAGAATATGGAGACCAGCCATCATGTAAAACTACTTTGTCGGCCGTAACAGTCCATTTAACTTTCCTAACTAATTTTTCTATAATCCCTAAACCAAACTCTTTAGAAAATTTATTCTTTTTTTGTTTGGACCAGTTTATTGGTACCTCTCGCATGTCCCCAGATTCTGGGTCAACATAAAATTCACAGTTCATCAGTTTACGATGTTGTCTTTCTACAACTCTTATAGCTCTTACAGCACCAACTTCTTCAGGATCAGATGTAGCGTCTTCTCTGTATTCTAAACCATTACTAACTTCCCCATATCTAGACTCTTCATACTCAATAGAATCTAAACCAAAACTTGATCCATTTTCTGCTATGGTTCTTAAACGGTCAGCTTTCTTTTGTCCATAAACTTCTTCAATCTCATCTGTAGTCATCCATCGAGTTTTAAAAACTTCTGTCCACGTCTTTGGATCCCACTCTTTAGCGTCCGGGTCTATTAATATGTCTAATGGGTCTTCGGAGGTAATTTTAATTTCACCTTCTATATGGTCTGAAAAATTCATGCGTATATCAAAATACCCACGGTCTTGGATTAGCCCATCTGTAAATACTTGGCTTTCTACCCAATCTAATTTGTTGTTATCGCCTATTTGTTTAAATAATTTATTTAGAACTATTGCAGTTTCTTCATCAGCATTCCTTCTAGGTTTAAAGTTGATGTCCATTCTTCTTGTAGACTGTTCACCTATTACAGTATTTACAGTTGGCAGAATAGTATTAATTGTAAGTGCGGGCCTGCCTTCTTCATCTAGAGCAGCAATATCCATTTGGTCCCATTGATCTCCTCTATAAAAAGCATCACATTTTTGAGCCATACTAATATACTCTAAGTGACCATTGTCCCTTGCTCTTTTATAACGATCCCATTGATTTTTACAAATGCGGCTTTCTTCTTCCCCGCTTAAATTTTTACTTTTCTTTTTATATCTTGGATCTGGCATTATGCTCTCATTGCTGTTTTATCTTTCTCACCCTTTGCGAGATGTCTAAGTTTATCTCTCCACGAAGGAATATGTTCAACCGGTTCAACGTACGTTGCAAACTCAGCCATCATTAACCCAATCCATGCTAAAGCATCGACTTGGTCATCATGGACACCATTAGGAAAACGCAAAAGTTCTGCGACTAGCGGACCAGTCCAAACTTCGTCTTTAGGAATCTTAACCATTCCTTGTTGCATTCTACCTTGTATAGCTCTAGCCCTCGCTTCTTTATCACGCCTTCCCGGTTTCAAATCTTTAAAATAAGCTTCATATAGTTTACGCTCTCTTACCCTTTTTTCCAAGAAGGGACCAAGAGCCATTTCTATATGACCTTTCTCAATACCAATTATGGACGGTCTCCACTGTTGATACAAGTCTAAAATGCGTTCTACTATCTCAAAACCATCAAATTTACCCCGCACACAATCAACTATGTACAAACTGTCGTATTCATCTACCCCAACTACTAATCCAACCGAGTAGTCATTTCTGTCTTTTTGTCCTATAGCTAAGTCCCATGCACAGTAAAATTTCATCCTACCAAGGTCAATATCTGCTGGGTCATAATATCTGATCATGTCTCTTGTAAAGTAATCACCCTCATCTGACACTGGATTCTGTTGGTACAACGCTGACCAATCTCGAGGGCCAATAGCTTTTTGAATTTTTTCTAACGCAGGTAAGTTATAACGTTCTTCGTGCAAAGCTTCACCAACATTTCTAAACTCTTCTTCCGTTTCTGCTATTGCTGGATACTTAACTACTTCCCATTCATCACCACCATCTGCGGCCCCTCGAAGTAAACGTCCAGCCAAATCGTCATCGTGCCATCTTGTTAAAATTACAAGTATTCCACCACCAGGAGCTAAACGTGTATAAGCAGTAGAGGTGTACCAATCCCAAACGTTATCTCTATTAAAATCCGATTCTGCATCTTCTCTGTTTTTTACAGGGTCATCGATTACAAGTACGTGGGCACCTTTACCAGTAATACCACCACCAACACCAGCTGCTACATAACCACCACCTTTAGTAGTCAACCATGCTTCAACTGACTGTGAAGTTGGATCTAATTTTGCTTCAGTAAAGACATTCTTGTATAATGGCTCTCGCAGTAAATGACGGACCTTTCTACTGAAAGACATCGCCAACGATCCAGAGTACGAGCAACTTATAAATTCATGTTTTGGGTTTCTGCCTAAATGCCATGCGGGATAAGTAATACTAGCTAATGTTGATTTTCCATGTCGTGGCGGCATGAACAACATTAATCTAGGAGACTTACGATCCACTACATCTTGACTAAACTTTTCCAAGCGCTGACAAATGTCTTTGTGTACCCAACCAGCAACATAGTCTGGATTAAATCTCTCTACAAATGGTAAGAGGCGTTTTCGTGAAAGTACCCTTTTGGCTAATTCTTTTTGTGCCTTTAATGATGCGACTTCTTCCACTTGATTTTCTTCTTGTGGAGCTGGACCAAGGCTCGGGGCAATTCGCTCAGCGTCATCGGCTCGGCAATATACACATAGTCCATGTTCCTGAGAAAACAAAGTTTGAGGCTGCAGTTTTTTACAACGCGGGCATTCGACTTTAGGTATTGTACTCATTTTATTTTTTAGGGTAGGCTTTATTCACTTGTTTGGTAAATACCTTATCTGGATTATTCTCTATGTATTGATCTACTTTATTTACAAGCTGTTTTCTAAAAGCTGCAAATTTTTCTTCATCTTTGTACTCTGGAAATAATTTAGAAAAATTATTTTTTAAATAAGTATCTCTTTCTTGTTTGTCCATAGTTTTTATGATGTTATCAGTTTTATCTGTGAAAAATTCGGGTGCTGTTTTTTCCATTATATATACATGTTCTGCTGCCATAGTTGGTACATGAAGCGGTGCGAAATTACTATAAGTTGACTGGTCACCGAGAGGACCCTGAATAATTTCTTTTCCAATAAACCCTCTTACTCCTTGTTGGGAGAAAACCCACGGACTAGCTCTCGCAGACCCCCTGTGCATATACTCATGGGCTTGAATCTTTGGCTCTCCTACTGGGAACTTAAGTGTGTCCCCTCTTGGGCCACCACTAGTATCGCCACCTTCCCCAATTCGCATTCTCAGATTCTCTTTTATATATGGGATATTCCAAATAGGATTTTCATAAGTCTCAATATCCCCTGGTGGTTTAAGTCTGCCTAATTTTTCAAGTGGGTTATCAGTAACTAGCTCCGTAGTATATTCTGGGTTGTAGCTCAAATATCCTTTTTTAATTTCTCCCACTCTAGCATCTGGATCATTACGCATGGCCATTTGACTACGTTTTTGTGATTGTGCTTCCCTTCGGAGCATATCTAAATCTTCTCGGGCTATGCCTCTATAATTAGCCCAATCGGCTAAACTTTTTATTGTGGGGTTCTTAGAATCCGCTTGGGCTTCTAAATAATCTTTACGTATAACCTCTGGTAAATAAGAAAAATGAGCAGGTGAATTGTCCATTGGAGAATCCTTAATCTTAGTTTTAAAGTTTAATAATGATTGGTCAAATTTTCCTATGTCCATTGTGTTTATTTTTTTAGTTTATCTGCGCGTGCGTTTATTTCTTTTAAACTTTTTTGCCTTCGCTTCTCCGCACGTGCCGCATTTGCCTTCCTTGCTTTATCAATGCCTACAATGTCATCTATTGACTTAACTTTATCTGTGCCTGGTACTTTATCTAACTCTTTAATTTTATATTTTTCTGGTCTAAAAAGAACAACGCGTGTTCGTTTACCTGCTTCTAAATGTTTCCATGCTTGATACCCATGTTTTTCTAAAAACCTCCTTTGGGGTTCAGTAATATGAAGCCCTGATCTACCTGATTCTAATAATGCCCCAAGATCCTTTGCTTCCCTCCCTGGTTTTAGGTTTTTTATCTCTTTTTTAATCTCCCCCTGTATATATTTTGAG